TCGGGATGATGCCGGAGGACTGGTTTTCGATTCCCTTAATCGGGGCACCTTCCTCGCGGATGTTGCTGAGCAGCAGGGCCACACCTCCGCCGTTTTTGGATAGCTGCAGGCTGTCATGAATTCCGCGGGCGATGGACTCCATGTTGTCCTCAATGCGCAGCAGGAAACACGATACCGGCTTGCCGCCGCGGACTCGACCTGCGTTGAGGAACGTCGGCGTGGCGGGCTGGAAAACCCCGGCCATAATCAGGTCGATCATGGTTTCCGCGTGGCGGATGCTGCTGCTGTAGGCGAGCGCGTTCAAAACAACCCGGTCCTCGAAGCGCTCCAGCCAGCGGGTGCCGTCCAGGGTTTTCATGGCGTACTGGCTATAGAACTTGTAGGCCCCGAGGAACGTCGGGAACCGGAATTTCTTGTCGTAGGCGCGCTTAAAAAGCTCCTTAGTTACTTGGAAATCGAACCGGCGGACAACCTTCGCGTCCCACATGCCCTCATCGACCATGTAGTCGATTTTCTCCTCCAGCGTATGGAAGAAGACCGTGTTGGGGTTCACCACCTCCAAGAAGTAGGCGTGCGCCGCCTCCTTGTCCTTCTCTAGCTGGATGCGTCCGTCATCCCCAAATAGATTTAATTGCGCGTTCAAACCACGGTAGGTTTCGTTTTTCACAATAGACCTTTCTTTTTCATGTTTTTGACGTGTTTGAAAATGTCTCGTGCCGTGTCGAATATTAGACTGTGTTGGCCTTGACTCAACAACAACTCCCATTGTTCATTCGGTAATTCGATTACCGGGTCGGGCTCCATGAAGTCTTTCCGACCCCAAAGGGCCACCCGAGCCACCTCGAAGCCTTGGATGACAACACGATAGTCGCCGGGGCCGACATACAAAACCCCGTCCTGCTCAGGGAGCTTAGCCAACTCAAACCAAAAATAAAGCCCCTCCTTTAGGAAACCCTTGTCGTTGCTTTTTATTCCGCTCTTGACTAGGAAGTCTGGGTAGAACCAGCCACCGTGCAGGTTTCGGATGGCGACCGGGGTGCAGCGGTCGTTGACCTCCCACTCAGGGTTGTCCCCTTTGTGGTACTCCATAAAACCGTCGTCCGTTAAAATCCGAAGACACCTGCGATTCAAGGATATATAGCGCTTCTCAGTTTTCCTTAAGGCTTCTCTGCGTTCAATCTCCCTGGACAACGCCCCTGTCACCGAAAATTTAGGCATGGTCGGCCTCAAATAGATGTTTGTTGCGTACGGCAAATAATAAGGCGTCATCAGCCATACCGAACTCGTATCGGTTGTTCATGTGGTCAACCAACCAAAAAGAGTCATCCGGGTAAGTGATGTTGGGGGACCGCTCCCACATAAACAGGTTCCGGCCCTCCCTCGGCGGCATACCTAGCTCGGCAATTACTTCGGAAAGCTGAACAATCCACCAGTGCCCGCTCGTATCGTACAGGTAGCCGTCCTGAGCCACCCAAAACGACTCATCTTTAGCCACATCCTCTGCCTTGTACTTTCTGTCGAAAGACAAAGAATGGTTTTCGACGCTGTGCTTCGGGAAGAAAACCCCATAGTCGGCATGGACGAAGTGTATCCTCCAGTAAGGCTTTGTAATTGTTCTCCCTTGCCAGCGGCCTTTACCGTCATTGCGGTAGAAGCCTTTCTTAATGTTTGCGGCCCCAGGAACAAAGGTTATTTTGGTACCGATAAGAGTTCGCATCACCACGTCAGCTCCCTCGCTGTAAAAAGATGCCGAACGGCCTTCAACTCGTCAAGGTCCCATTCTGATAGCTTTAGCTCCTGTGTGAAGTCTTCCACCATGTTTTCCGTGGTGGAACGCAACGGACCAAGACAAACCATTCCCTCCCGGCTGCCCATGCGCACCAGGTACAGGCGGTGACTGTTCGGGCCGAAAGACCCAACAACCAGTACGTCGCGAGTTTCGTGAATGTTGGCGTCGAAGTCGATCACAACATTGTTCGACAGAATCGCGTCCCCGGTGATGTCGGCTGCGCCGCTGACGCGCATGGTGCCAGTGACAACGGCGCTTTTACCGACCAGAACATCCCCGCTGAGCTGGGCTCTGCCGCGCACTGCGGCCTGGCCGCACACAATGGCGCAGCCACCAATAGTCACCTTGTCGGACACTATTGCCTCAGAGCAGACGGATGCTTCCTCCTTGACTTTGGCCTTACCGGAAACAACCGCGGAGTCACAAACCTCTGCGCAGCCGCTGATTTTCGCGGAACTATGCACCTGAGCGTCATCCATGACCATCGCCTCGTCAGTGACGCGGGCCAAATCGAAGACTTTTGCGTTGTCGCACACCAGGCCGTTGCCGGATACGCACGCCTGGCCGTACACGGCGGCCTCGTCAGCCACCCAACCATTGTCCTCCAATGTGGCGTTCTCACCAAGCCAGCCGCCAAGGTCACCAGCCAGGAATTTTCCTCCTGGGTCATCCACCACGGCGACGATTCGTCGTAAAGTTTCCCTGCCAACCATTTTGGTTTCGGCTGTAAAATCATAGTGCTTTTCTAGCATCATGCCCTCCTTTCAAGGCTGAAACCCACTTTACATCTAACCCACAGAAAAAGCAAACCCCGACGTAAAAGCCGGGGTTTAGCCTTATTTGGTTGCTATTCCGATCGGATGGTTTCCTGTGCTTCTTCAGTGTTGATGATCTCCTGCGCCGCTGTTAGTGTCCTCGCCATGAGCCACAGCCAACGCGCCACACCTCCGAGACCCACAACCCAGACAAGGAGGCCCCAGAGCGGGTAACCGAAGTCATCAAGTCGGTGAGCCGCATCCACAAAGATGATCGCCCACACGACAGGCTGGCCAAGGGCTGCGAAGAACGCAATGAGCCACGTTTTCCGGTCCTCCTCCTTCATACGATTGAGGATTCTGTCTTGGCTTTGCACGTACATCATTATGCCCGCTCCTCGAAATACTCGTCGATCCTCTTCGAGTATCGAGCCAGCTCGACGAAGAATGTCAGGAATAGGAATAGGCAGTAGAAGCCGAACGCCCCCGCGGACTGCATGAACAGCGAGTAGGTCAGGAAGGCTATCGCTGTCACGAAAACAATGATCTCAACGATTTTCAGGTCTTTAGAACTCATTTGCTTTTCCCCGCAATCACAAGCAGCGCTGACAGAATCAGACACACCAACAGTAGCCAACCATCAAGTCGCCACATGGCGGCGCCGAACAGCGCGAATCCGAGGATCACAGCAGGCCAGTTTGTTTTCGCTGGCGGGAAAGCTTCCTCCACGAGTCGGCGAACCTCCTGGTCGATGTTTTTGTCACTCATTTTCTTCTTCTTTCTTCTAGTAGTCCCTGCATTCGCAGTCCCATGAGGACTCGCAAAAAGGACACAGGTCGTCGTCGAGCCGGTATTCCTCCTCTTCGTATTCGGCCTTGTTCGAAGAGGTCTCCCTGGCTGCCTTCTCCTTAATGGAGCTCTCAAGCAGCTGGAAGGAGTCTTTGACCTCGTGTAGGCTTTCATCCTCCTGCAGCGCCCCGCGGATTGCAGGAATGTCGTTGCCCCAGTCTGGGGTGAGCTCAATGTTCGGTCCGAAAATACCAACCTTGATGTTTCCAACCAAAACCCCGGAGATCATAACTGCGATTTCGCTCATGGGTGTCACCACTAGACGCCACGGCAAATCCTCCGGCAGGACTCTACTTACTGCGTCGCACACCATGTCGACCAGGCGCTCACATCTACGGGCGGCCCTTTTGTCGTTCATCTCGAAGGCTAGACGCGCCGCGGACAAGGCCTGCAGATCGTTAACATAGGGCGAGGTTTCTTTTACAGGCTCGGTAGCCGGAATCATGAATGACTTCAGCTCGCCGAACGAGAAAAACGAAACCGTGTGCTCGCCTTTGCTTCCCCGGTACACGCAAACATGCTCGTTCAGTCCCAGCTGCGACTTTGTGAATCGAAGCAGAGTGAAGTTGTCTTTCGAGTATTCGACGCCGAACATCACTCATCCACCTCACTTAGGGCGAGAGCTACTAACCTGTAGCCGTTCTCTCTGTTGTTTTCCCGAATGATGAAGGGCTCCTGGAAAACAACCTCGTCTCGGTCCTGAATGAACAGGCTTCCGTCCGCAATCCAGGTGCTCAGCAAATGCATGTCCGCCAGGTCACCGTCGACGAAAACACGGGCAATCATACCCTCACGGAATGGGTTTCTACTTATCTCAACCGGGTTGTCCAACCCCACGGAGGCCTCCTGAAGCTGTCGAAGAACAGCATCCTGCAGGTTTGCCCTGTTGGTGCAAAGCGTCTCCCAGGCCAGTCGAACCACGTCAAGTGTGTGTGGACGCAGACAGCAAAGGTTTTGGCTACCGTCGTACAGACCAATGAGGCTGACTGTTACGGGTTCGCTGGCAAGCCCTACGGACGGGTCGTTGTCCTTTTTGAATACAACCTGCGCTTTGGTTTCGTCGTGCGACACGAACGCCGTGATCTCGCCGCCCTCTGACTCGGCTACTGCCCAGGTCGGTGAGTCCGCTCTTAGTTTGAACATTACCGTTCTCCCTCAAAACTACGTGGAGCCATTGTTTCAAGTTTGTACATGACCTTCTTA